CAGGAAAGGTAAGGGTGTTTGGCCCATGCCGGCCGGTTGTGAATAGGCTTGCGAATACCTTGAGCCGTCACGTGTAACGTACTGATTTTGCGATGGATAATGGAGTAATTGGCAGAGAAGGAGACCTCCGAGGCGGTGCCCGCTGATGTTCGGGCATGTTCGTTGAAGCGCTGAAAAGCCCTGGTACACCGGCGATTTTTGTTCATAGCTGTTCATAAGGGTTCGCGGCTGGTCGCTTTCCTCTTGTAGATACGCCTGTGGATAAGGCATTCTCCGCGCCTATGCGGGGCAGGCTCAAAAACCTCGACGTGACGCGCACGCAGAAGCCGGGTTTTCACCCCGACGGCGGCGGCCTCTATTTGCAGGTGACCGCGACCGGCGCCCGGTCCTGGGTCTATCGCTTCATGCTTCGCGGCAGGGCCCGGGCGATGGGCCTCGGCTCGGCCCGCGACTTTTCCCTCGCAGAAGCCCGCGCGGCCGCCACTGAGGCGCGCAAGCTCCGCGCGCAGGGCATTGATCCGATCGAGGCGCGTAAGCACCGCCGAGCGGCGCAGGCCTTCGAGGCCGCCAAGTCGACCACCTTCCAAGATGCGGCGATGCGGTTCTACGCCGCGCACCAGGCCAGCTGGCGAAGCGACAAGCATCGCGAGCAATGGTCCAACAGCATGCGCCGGTATGCCTACCCGGTGATTGGCCCTGTTTCCGTACAGGCGATCGACGTCGAGCTCGTGCTCAAGGTCCTGGAGCCGATTTGGGAAACGACGCCTGAGACCGCCAGCCGAGTCCGGGGCCGCATTGAAGGTGTCCTGGATTGGGCAAAGGCCCGCGGGCTGCGCACCGGGGAAAACCCCGCGCGCTGGCGCGGCCACCTCGACCATCTGCTGCCAGCTAGATCCAAAGTCCGCAAGGTCCGGCACTTCCCGTCGCTGCCCTATGCCGAGATTCACGCGTTCATGACCGCGCTGCGGGAGCAGCCCGGAATTTCTGCGCGCGCGCTCGAGCTACTGATCCTGACTGCAGCCCGCACAGGCGAGGTGATCGGAGCCGAGGGCGGCGAGTTCGATCTTGCGACGAAGGTGTGGACCGTCCCGGCCGAGCGAATGAAGGGCGGCGCCGACCACCGGAAACCGCTGTCCGATCGCGCGGTGGCGATCGTGCGGGAACTGCTGGCCGCCCATGCCGGCCGCTACCTGTTCCCGGGTGACCGCCACGCCAAGCACATTTCCAGCGTGGCGATGCTGAGCGTGCTGCGGCAGATGGGCCGCGCTGACGTCACGACGCACGGGTTTCGCTCCACCTTCAAAACCTGGGCGACGGAAACCACGCACCACCGCACCGAGGTGGTCGAGATCGCGCTAGCGCATGTCGCGGGCGACAAGGTCGAGGCGGCATACCAGCGCGGCGAGTTGATGGAGAAGCGCCGCGCGCTCATGGCGGACTGGGCACGGTACTGCGACGCGCCGCCGGCCGCCGGCAAAGTCGTGCGGCTGCGGAGTTGATGCAGCTATGGCCTCTAACTCCGATTGGGATGTTGAATTTCATGGGCCTCGCGTCAAGGAGTTCAGAGGGCGGCTCAAGGCGCTCAGCTACTCCGATGGCGCGGCAAAAAAAGAAGCCGCTCGCGCCGTCTTTCGCGCTTTAGAGAACCTCGTCGAGGACTTCATCAACCATCGCGAAGCCGGTAATGACGGCAACTTTTCGCTGCTCGTCCTGTACTCCATCAAAGGATGGGCGGGCGACATCGCGGTTGGCAAGATTCCGGAAGAAATCCTGCATTGCGCAAGCCGCGGCCGATCCAAGCACGGCCCGTGGGAGCGAAGGTGCGTTGAAACCGCAACGCTGTACATCCAAGAGGCCTTGGCGAGAGGCGTTGACGCCAACCCTTACGAGACGATCGCCGGGTGGTTTGCAGTGAAGGAGCCTACGGCGCGTAAGTGGGGCCTGATGAGCGTTCCGGACACGCTCTATTCAAGAACCCTTCGAGGTGATGATTTTGAGTACCTCTCGGGCACCGCGAGGCGTTTTGGATTGTTCTACCAGTTGGACGGGCGATCAGCCGCGGCCATCAAACGCAGGGAAGGCAAGAAAAAGCCGACCGGCCCTCGCCGTCGGATCGGGCGGCGCAGCGCTCGCGCCCCGGCGCGCTGATACGCAAATCACCCATTTCAAGAAAATAGACGCTCGCGACTTCGTTCGCCAATGTTCGCTCGTGGGCCAGCGTGATGCGGCTCACAATTCACCTCCCAAAATGGTTGGGCGCACATGGCTCCTCAGAAGCGAAATACGTCACCCGGTGGCGTTGCAGCACGCAACGGCATCGGCAGAACATCCGTCTACGCGGCGATCAACTCGGGCGCGCTGATTGCCCGCAAGTTCGGCGCGAGAACGATCATCACGCCTGAAGCAGAGGCGGCTTGGCTCAAGTCCTTGCCGAAACTGCGGTCGCGAGATCGACAGCAAGCAGCAGCACCAAGCTGATCTTCACAAAACGGAAACCCGGCGCGAGGGCTCGGCCGGGTTTCTACATTCATAGGACTTTGGAACATGACGACAGTAGCGGAACCGCTCGTCGACGGCAACGAGGACGAGCAAGACTTCAACTGGTGTGACGATACGAACACCGTGCTGCGCGAGCGGCGGGAAACCGCCTGCTACTTGAATAGCTTCGGCGAAATCGTTGTGCGGCAGCGCGCGTCCTGGGACCGGGAAGAGGATCCATGGATCTTCTTTCCCTGCAGCGACGCGTTGGCCATCGTCTCCGCAATCCTTCGCGCGGCCGGGCTCGACGATGTCGAGATAGCGGCCGAAGTTGATCGCGCGGCCCCCAAGGATCCAACGGCAGCGGAGCGACAGCGTCGTTACCGCCGGCGTCACCGTAACGGTAGAAACGGCGCGACACCCGATCTGCCGTTCACCATCTCCCCAGAAATGAACGGAGCCCCGCACGGCGGATCATCGTGCAGGGCTCCGAGCGAACTGGTCGACCACGACGATAGGTAGCGTGTCTCTCGCGTGCCTTCAATGACATAGCCAGCCCGCCTATAGGGACGATCGCCGGGAACATGACCGGCGTGGAACAAGCCGGAGGGCACCGGCGGGAACACAAGGACGTGGGGCACGGAAGCCCCACACGGACGGCGCGGCCGGCGGATCGGCTGCGCACGCCCCGCCGCTGGACGAAGCAGCGAGCGCGCCGACAGGCCAACCCCGGCGCTGACCAGCGTAACGCGTAACGGTCGACTCGTAGATCCGCTGCGCCTGCGCACCGTGGCTCCGTTGGTCACAGCAGGGCACCTCGCCCCCGGTAGGGCGAAGTGCGCCCCGCCTCCCGTTCACCATTGGTCACTTGGCTGTGGGCTGGCTCAGGTTGCAGCAAGCCGCTCGCGAAGCGCGCCCCATAGCGCCGTAGCGAGCGAGCGGCTTGCGGGCGGCTCTAGCGAAAATGGTGAAAAGTTTCCACCGATGCGCGAACGGCAGCGGTCCCCTTGCTTCGCCGTTGTCGAAAAAAAAGGGGGGGGGTTCTGCGCGCGCCAACCCGTAACGGCCATGGCGGGGCGCCGCGCGCGCGAGACCGTTACGCCTTGTCGACAGGAGACCGTTACGTGACGAAGAAACCGTTACGCCGCAGCGATTTCCGTTGCGTTCGCTGCGGATCAGCGCATACTGCAAATGCCGTCAGGCGGCCGGTGCGGATGCGCTAACACCCGACACCGGCCTAACCCGCAACACGGAGCGACCCATGTTACAGGCTACCGAGACTCTTACCCTGAAATCACTGGAACACCACACGGCGCCGGCCGTCGGCCGCGCGCTGCAGCCGACATCGCCCGTTCGCATCGCGATCGAGGCGCACCACGCTGCCCGCGTGGCGCATCACAAGACGATCGACGAGCTGGACGGGCGTTTCAACAAGCGCGGCGAGAAGGCCGCGGACGCAAGGCGCACCGCGGCGTGCCATACCGAGAGCGACGCCTCCATGCGGCTGGTTAAGACGCCCATCGGCTCATTGGGTGAAGCTCTGGCGGCGATCGACTACTTCCTGTCGGCTGACGTGCACAACGGCGACGTCGACGGCGGGGCGAAAACCCTCCTGGCGAACATTCGCGAGTTTCTAGACGACGGGTCCGGCCCGCGGACCACGCGCGACCGCTTCGGCGATCTGGAGAGCGACGTGTGCAATCTTCGGAACATGGCCGGCATCGCCGAGACCGTTGTGCATGACCTGTTTGACGAGAAGCCGACAGAGCGCCGCGGCCAGTTTGCCGTGCATCTGCTTTCCGACCAGGCGATCGACGAACTACTGTTCAGCGCGATGCATCTGCGGGATATGGCGACGCAGCTCAAGGACGAGTTCTATTTGGCGATGCACGCGTCTCGTGACGCTCGGTAAAGGGGGAAATCATGACGGACGCGGACGACAGGAAGCGAGAGGCCCGACTGAGGCGCATTGCGTCGCTGCAAGGGTTACGGATCCAGAAATCAAGGCAGCGCAGCCCGGAGCTTCCCGGCTACGGCGGATACATGCTCGTCAACGATCGCAATTACATCGAGATGGGCGCCACGTCTTTCGCCTACAGCGCTAGCCTCGATGACGTCGCAGACTACTTGGCGCAACCCGCCGATTAGTCCTGCCTCTTCAAGAACCGGATAGCTTTCGCGTGATGGCCGCCACCTCTGCCGCAACGGCGGTACGGGCCGAGGTGGCGGCCTCGGCAATGATGCGCTTTGCCTCCGTCCGCGCGTCGGCCAGCTCGCGGGCGGCCTTGGCCCGGTCAGATGCGGCAGCAGCGCGGATGCGCTCGGTCTCAGCGTCCTGGTCGGCCGCCCGCTGGCTGGCCTCCCGAATCGTCTGGGCGGCCCGCTCGTCGGCCTCGGCCAGCACGGCACTCAGCTGAGCCTCCCGCGCCGCCAGCGCATCCACGCTCCTCTGCAGCTCGCGCGCGCGGCTTTCCAGGTCGACGTGGTCGCCGAGCGCCTCGGCCAGCGCCAGGAGGCCGCGCATTTGCAGTGCCAGTGCCTTCACGTTTTGAATGGCAGCTGTCGAGACGTTGGTCGCCATAGTCATCGCTCCTGTGGAAGTGCCAGGTATTCCAGCATCTGCCTGATCCCCGCATAACTGTTGAACGGCAGTAGGTTTTTGATCGCTCGTCGCTGGCGGTTGTTGAGGTTCTCGCCGGCGCCGAGCACCTTCTTTGGAATGCCGGTCGCCTCTATAGCGTCCTGCACGAAGCCGGCAGACGGGCCGAGCAGCGCGCCAAGCTCGTTCCTGTTCTGCAGCCTCTGCGACTCGGCCGAGGCCTGGTCGAGCAACTTCAACGGCGACTTGATCGCGTTCCAGCCCGTCACCTTCTCTGCCGCGTTGGCGAGCTCGACCGGCACCGAAAACACGCCGGACCGGTCGAGGCCTTCGCCGATCCACCAGCCCATCTTGTCGTTGATGTTCTCAAACCGCTCGGCCCGGTTGCCGGAAATTGCCTTCAAGTATGTGATGAGCATTCCCATTGCGGTCATCGCGGCGAGCCCGCCGACAAACCGCGCCTGGTCTTCCTGCAGGCCGCGCAGCAGCACCTTTTGGTGCGAGGCGAGCGCGAACGATTTGAATTGCAGCAGCATGCGGCCGGTCGGGGTCGAGGCGAACAGCGGCACGTCGGCGACCGACTTCTGCACGATGATGCTGTCCACGTCCTTGTTGATCGCTGCGCGATAGGCGCGCACCGCTACGGCATCCGTCCACGACTCGGTGTTCGCCACCCGCACGCCGTCGAGCGTCTGCCCATGCGCAGCGAACTGCGCCGCCACGCGCTCGGCCGTGGATTGGTCCAAGCCGAGGTAAGCCATATAGGCGCGCTCGCGCGGCCGGATCGTCGCGAACCGCTCGGCGTTGGCCAGGATGCGGTTCTGCGTCATCACGGACGCGATCGCCTTCATGCCGTCGGTCCACAGGCGGATGCCGTTCCACTTCGACGCCACGTTGGTCATGTTCTCAAGGAACGCTTCGACAGGCCCGCGCGAAGAATACGGATCGATGATTTCCGAGATGGTCGCCAACCGGTGGCCGAGGACGCGCTCGGCAACATTACCGGCGAGTTGAGCCTCGGCCACCGACATCTTGACGGCCTTGATGTTGGTCGCAAGCTGGGCCGTGCTGCCCATGAGCGCGCCTAGGCCGTGCACCATCGCGGGTCGTATCACGTCGGTGAGCGACGCCAGCACCACCTCGCCCATCGAGCGCATGTAGTTGACGTGGTTCACGCCGCGCGCCAGGCGCGCGTAGTTCTCTTCAATGGGCTTTTCGTAATTCGTGCCGCGAAGCATATCGCGCAGCGCTTCAATGTCCCGAATGTCGTTCTTCTCGGCGACGCCAAGGCGCATCAGCTTTTTCTCGTCCGTCACGCCGGCGCGCAGCTTGGCGTAGTCCTCATGGATCTGGGCAATCTGTTCCTTCATGTCGGCCGAGCCGAATTTCGTCGCCAGCTCGACGTCGGCGCCCATCACGCGGGTGTAGCGCCGCCCGACCAGGTCGACGTCGTGTTCCAGGAATTGCTCGACCAGCACGTCGGGAATGTTGAACGTGCGCTCCTTGAGCGGCCCGCGGGCCTGGATCGTGATGAACTCCGGCCGAGCCTGCTGATTGCCCCGGCCGGTGAGCGTCTTGAACACCTCGTCCGCGATCCCGTTGGCCATCTCGCGGCCGTCACCCTCGAACCGCGACTCGCGCTCCAGCCGGCGCTCCATGCGGTATTCGCGCTCGGCCGCGCCCCGGAGCTTGGTGGCGCCTCGGATCGTCTCCTTGTCAAAATCCTCGGCCCATCGCGGCGCCTGTTTCATGATCCAGTCGACCACGATCTGCTTGAACTCGCCTTCGCGCGCGTTGAGCGTCTGGCGGTTCCACATGCGCGTGAAATAGGACGTTGCGGTCTCGACCTTCACGTCCTTGGGCAGCAAGCCAGCCTTGATCGCGGCATCCTTGAGCGGGTCGAATACCTCGTTGCGCCAGGCCTTCGCGGCCGCGGTGATTTCCGGGCTGCTGCTTTCATCGCCGCGCCGCAGCACCTTGCCGACCACGTCGCGAAAATCTTCGCGGGAGAGCGGATGGCCGGCCTGGCGCCACTTCCGGAACGCTTCCTCGGTTGCGGTGATCGCCTTGGCCAGGCCGCCGTTCCACTCTTTCATCAGCGTCTCGACCGCGGGCTCGGACGCCACGCCCTCGAAATTCTTCTTGAGGTAGACGCTGTTCTCGAACAGCTGCGTGCCGATCTCGCGCACCGCCGGCGACGGGCTTTGCAGGATGCGCAACGCCGGATTGAGCCTTGCCGAGGCGCTCGCCACCGTCCCGGCCATGCGTCCGGCGATGGTGTTGAGCTCGATCGCCAGCGGCTCACGCACGGCCGCGCCGGCCGAGGCCGGGCTCGAGCCCGGGACGTCCAGCGCCGCGTGCCGCTCAAGATCGGCCTCGATCGCCCGCGTGGCGGCCGTCCATTCCGCCTTGCTCAGCACCCGGGCCCCGGCGGCGCCCAGCAGCCCGCCAAGGAACACCGATGCGCCGATATTCAGCGCGCTCTGGGCACCGGGGCGGGTCTCCTGCTGCGATTGCAGGATCAATTCCTGCGTGGCGGACGAAAGGCCCGCGGCCGCCCCGACGACGGCACCCGACCGGGCCATGGAGAAGCCGCCCTTGGCGCTGCGCACGAACGCGCCGCCGGGCAGCAGCGTCGGCAGGTCGAGGGTGCCGGCGATCAGCTCGGCCGGCAGGGACTGGTACCAAGGCGCGTCGTGCAGCAGCTTCCTGTCTTCGCGCTCGCGCAGGATCTTGGTCGCCACCTTCTCGAACTGCCGGTCGTTGAAAACGTCGACAAAGCGGTCCCAATGCGGCTCCAGGTCGGTGCCCTTGATCTTTTCCCACGGGTTGAACCCCGGCTCGCGGTAGCTGGGATCCTCGCGGCCGTCTTCGGCCAGGGCGCCCGCCACCGTGTTGCCTTGCCGGAACGCCGCGCCGAAGGTGTTCGACCAAGTCGAGCGCTCGGCCGCATCGCTGCCCAGCGTCACCTCATCGAATCCGGGTGTGACGGTGAACGACTTGGGCGTGTCGATCGGCGTGTCGACCCGCGTGCCCGGCAGCGTCATGATCCCCATTACGGCAGCACCATGCCGTCCTGGCGCTTGCGCAGCGTGTCGATGCGGGCGTTGCGATCAGCGCGGGCCTCGTCAGTGATCGCGGCCGCCTCGCTTGAGCGCTTGCGCGCCTCGACGGGCAGCAGCGGCTTTTGGTTCTCGACGATGGTCCGTTCCGCCTCGAACTGCTTTTGCCGCTCGGCCGCCACAGCCTGGCGCGCGGCCGTCGAGTCGGGCACAAAGAATTTACCCGCGCCCGGCTGCAGCACTTGCTGCACCCCGTTCTTGTCTTCCCACGAGATGGCGTACGGCGTCGGCTGTCCGGCCTTGAAGGCCTCCGCGGTGCGGCCCTCAATCGGCGAAATGTGCAGCTTGCTGCGCTCGACCGTCTGCCCGGTTTCAGCCTTGATTGTTGCGATGGCGTCGTTTGCGATCAGCTCGGACGCGTTGGGCACGCCGCGCCAGCCCGGCGACACCTCGGGCGCATACGGCACGACCCGCTTCGTTCCGTTGACCTCGGTCAGGCCCCACGTCTTCTTGATCTGGTCGACCGCGATTGCCGCGGCCTTCCCGATATCGTGGTCGGAGCTGAGATAGCGCTGCTTCGTGACCTCCTGGATGGTGGCCAGCATCTTGAGGCGCTCGCCGTGCGAAAGGCCGATCTTCGGGTCGGGCGAAAACCATGCGTCGTCGAACCGGTTTTCCAGGTAGTTGATCGTGACCTTGTCCTTGATGAGCTTGTCGACGTCTTCGGCCTTGATGCGCGCCTTCACGGTCGCTTTGTACTCGGACGTTTGCTCTTTCATGTACTTGAGCGCCGCGGCGTCGGCGGTCATCCCAACGTCCTGCACATCGTGCCGGAAGCCGATCACGGCGCTCTCGAAGTCGTCCTTGCCGCTCACATTGGTGAACGCGTTGGGATTGATGCCGTACACCTTGGTGAGCACCTGCAGCGCGGTCTGGACCTCGGCCGGGTTCTGAGAGACCAGCCCGCCGCGCAGCTTGGTGGCGACGCCCTCGGGCATCATGCCGGTGCGCTCGACCACGGCCTGCAGCGCCGGCGCGCCACCGCCGAGCGCCTCATAGATCTTGTCGACGGCGCCCTTCTCGTCCTTGTCGTACGGATTGAACGAGCCGCCGTTCGGGTTCTGAAACTTGGTCATCACGCGCTGAAACGTCGCAATGTCGCCAACGGCCGCGTCATGCTGGCGCAGTAGCTTATTGCGGCGGTCGCTGGTCAGCAGCGGGTCGCTCTCGATCGCGGTTCGGTCCGGCAGAGCGCCCTTGCCCGCGCCCGCGTTGATGATCTGCAATTCCAGATCGTCGCCGTGCGTGACGCTCGCCGCTGTCCGCCGCTGCAGCACCGCACTCTGCGCCGCCTCGAACATCTTCTCGCGGACGGCTTGCGGGACGAAGTCGAGCGGCGTGCCGGTGCGCACCACAGGAGCGTCGTTGCCAGCGGGAACATCCCCGCGCAGCAACGCTCGCACGCCCCCGGCCTCGCTGGCGCGGTTGGCCGCATAGTCTGCCCGCGGGCGGAAATAGGTGATCGCGGCGCGCGCCTTCGCCTCTGGCGTTTCGGCCGCCTGGATACGCTGGAAGGCGGCGCTCTCGCGGCCGTTGAGCTCGCGCCAAGCAAATTCGAGTTGCGTCTGGAAGTCCGTTTCGGACGTGCCGCGCTCGGCTGCCAGCGCCTGCAGGGCCGCCCGCCGATCTTTGTTCCAGCCGGCGAGCCCGACACCGATGCCGCCATCGTGCACCGACGAGGGGTTCATCCCCTTGCCGCTCTCCTGCTGGAAATTCCAGACCATCGCGGCGGCGTCTTCGCGGCTCATGCCTTTCTGCATGAAGAAGCGCATCGCCTCGCCGGGCCGGCCGCCGACGGTCACGCTGCCGGCGCTCTCCGGCGGCGCGGCATCACTCTGCTTGCCGGCGGCCGGCTTGGCGGGCTCAGCCGGCACCGGCATGCCGGGGATTACCGGCGCCAGCTTCCGCCAGGTCGCATCCGGTACGCTATCGGCGTCGGCCTTGCTGATCTCGATCGTGCCGAAGAAGCCCGCCTTCGTGAATTTCTCCTGCAGCGGCTTGGGAAGATCGTCCCAAACGCCCGCCTTCTTCAGCCGGTCGACCGCGATGCCGCCGGCGGCGCCGGGCACGCTGTACGGGAACGCGTAATCGCCATAGCTGCGAGGCTGCGGCGGCGCTTCCTGCTGCGTGCCTACCGCTGCCGCCCGCGGGTTCTTGGCTGCAGCCTTGCTCTCGTCCGGCCGCGCCATGTACGGCCGCAGCGCCTCGACGCGCTGTTCGGGCGAAAGCCCATCAGCCCAAGCCACTCCGAGCTTGCCGACCCAATCGCGCCTGAGCTGTCCCGCCGTGCGCGCGTCGATGTAGCCGCCCGCGTGCAGGCCATCGATCATGTCTTGCGTGGATTGGACCAGCTTGGCGCGGTCCGTCGGGTCGGTGGTGCGCCCGATCACCTCAAGATTGCGATTGATGATCCCTTCCGCGTCCGCGATCCTTGCGTCCGCCGCCACGGCCCGCGCCTTCTTGTCGGCCCAGTTGGTGCCGCGCACGACGTCATCCGCAATGCCCAGGTCGAAAATCTCACGGCGGCGCGGGTTGCGGATCATGCCGCCCGCCTCCTGCCGGGCCTGGTTCATCTGCTCCTGGTAGCGCGTCCCAAGCGTCTCGTAATCCCGGTCGCCTTCGAGCCCGCCCTCGATTTCGGCTTTGCGCGTGAGGAAATACGATTTGGCGCGCGCCTGCTCGAGCTGGTTCTGCTCGGCCTCGTCCTTCTTCGCTATTTCGCTGAAGGCGTTGCCGATCTTGTCGAGGCCAGCACCAATCGCCGCGCCGCCCTGGCCGATGGCGCCCAGGTCCTTCAACTCGATCTGCGGCGTCATGGCGCCGGATCGTGTCTCCGGGTTTGGCCCCAGCGCGCGGTAGTCAGGCAGCTTCATTTCAGCGGCCTCGGGTAGAGATTCGTGAACGCCGTCTCGACCTCGCGCAGCGTCACCAGCAACCCGCTCACCGTCTGGTCATCCGAGCGGCGCTTGATCCGATAACCGGTGCCGACCCACGCCGTGTAGTGCTTCTCGTCCTGCGGCAGGTTCTGGTGCCGGCGCGGCGTCTGAATGATCCTGACGCCGGCGAGCGTCGCGCCTGCGGCATCGCTTTCGGTTACGCGCGCCTCGGCCATCCAACTTTGATCGTAGGCGACCATATCCACGGTATCGTATGCGGACAGCGCCTTGCTGGGCAGTTTCTGCACCGAGCGCCAGATGCTCGGCTCTTTCAGGTCGTCGGCGATCGCGCCTTGCGGCAACCGGACGAACAGCGACTTGTTTGATTGTCCGCTCCAGTTGACGGAGACGGCCGCGGGATCGATCTTCGGCAGCGTTCGCTCGTCAGGCTTCGCCCCGTCCGCCGGCACGGTAATGTTCATCGGGCTCATGCTCAGCTTCCTTTCGTGAACGCCGCGAGCGCGGCTGCGCCGTGGGCCTCTTCTGCTGCACGCCACCCGTCGGACGCTTCACCGAACGGCGGGCGCATTTTGATGTGACCGAATCTCCAGTCGAGACGCCCCGGCACTATGGTGTTCAGCGTCAGGCTCAGCAGATCGGCCAGCCGACCCTCGAACACGCCGATTTCCAGCGGCAGCTGTCGTTGCCCGCCGAGCGCTTTCATCAGGTCGTTCTCCCGAACGCACGCGGCGAGCGCGTCGCGCAGGGCGGAGACCAAGATTCCCGCGGCGGCCTCCGCCCTGGCGACCGCATCCAGGCGTTCACGCTCCGCCGCGGCGAGCTCCGCGCGGATGCCACCAGCGCGCGTTTCCTCCGCATCGGCCGCTACCACCCGCTGCCGTCTCACTTCCTCGGTCAACGCATCGTCGATCGCGCGGATCTCGTCCTCGATCGCCTCGACGCCCTCGACCGGCCCGCCGTCGAGCATCGCCGCACCACGCTTGCGCCGCTCTTCCGCAAGCCGCGCCTCGGCCTCGGCCCTTCGATCTAGCAAAGACATCACGTTGGTCCTTCGATCAGGCCCGCCGGCGCCGCCCCGGGCTGCTCTGGTGCTGCCGGTGCCGCCGGTGCGGATGACGGCGCCGCGTGGTCGGCCGCCATAGGCGCTCCGCCCCCGCTCGCCTGCGACAGCAGGAGCAGCTGCTCGTCCTGCAGCGCCTGATTGCGCTCGTATCCATCCGGGTCGCTGCGCGCGATCGCGCGGATCTCCGCAAGCCGCGCCTGGATCGCGTCCGGTGCCAGCGTCGACTTCGCCAGCGCGGGGATCACATCGGCATCGCCGCCGGCCGCCGCGACCGTGTCGTACCAGGCGAGCGCCGCCGCTACGTGCTCGCGCTTCAGGAAACCACGATCCACCGCGTAGCCCGCGACGTTCGCCAGGTCTTCGGCCGTCACGCGCTTGTTGGGCCCGTATTGTCGGCAGTACCACTCCAACAGCTTCGCGGCGTCGCCTTCGCTTACGCCCTGCTGGACCAGCGACCGAAAGAGCGAATCGGCGTTGCGCGCGGCCGTGGACACAAACCCAAGGCGCGAGACGACAGGGTGCACCATCAGCGCCTCGCGCGCTTCGATGGCATGACGCGCGCGCGCGCCGTCGTCGTCACCCGCTTGCGTCGGCGCTTCGTGGGCTTGCCGCGCGCCGGCTCGTCCGGCGGAGCGGTCTCCGACCAGAACATGTCGCTCAGCGTTTGATAGACCGCCGGGTGCTCCAGCGCGGTTTCGGGCGGCGCGTCGGGTGCCTTGGGCGGCTTCATTGCGCTTCCTCGCGCGGCGTGATTTTGGCCGGCGTGATTTCGGCCGCGCGTCCCAGGGCCGACCACCGCAAAAAGGCCGCCACCGAGTGGCCCATCCTCTCCGCGGCCGCGGCGATGATCTGCGCCTCGTCCGCTGTCGCGACCGTGGCCAACGGCTTGGTGCGGCGAACCTTTACGCCCGTGTCGTCCATCCGGCGGCCTCCCTCGGTGCGAGCGCCTGTACAGAAATTCTCTAAGGATTTCCACTGTTTGCGTGATTCGTGGTCAGGAAAGGTAAGGGTGTTTGGCCCATGCCGGCCGGTTGTGAATAGGCTTGCGAATACCTTGAGCCGTCACGTGTAACGTACTGATTTTGCGATGGATAATGGAGTAATTGGCAGAGAAGGAGACCT